CGGTTGTCGTTACTTCTGTCGTGGTTGGTTCTGCTGTCGTTGTTGGCTCAAGCGTTGTCGTGGGTTCAAGCGTTGTCGTGGGTTCAAGCGTTGTCGTGGGTTCAAGCGTTGTCGTCGGTTCAAGCGTCGTCGTGGGCTCAAGCGTTGTCGTGGGTTCTTGTGTAGTCGTCAGGGCTGCCGTGGTTGTTAGTTCAGCGGTTGTTGTCGGCGCTGCTGTGGTCGTTGCCGCTTCGGTCGTTGTCACGGCCCCTATCGTTGTAGTTGCCACCTCACGCGGGATGTATTGTATATCTTCCCCCCAATGAATTAGAAACGTCGGTGTAATTGGTGATAACTGAACTTTTGACATTATACCCCTGCTTTATGCTGTTGTAGTTGCGGCGTCCGTCGTTGTGGCTGCTGCTGTCGTTGTCGGGCCTGTTGTGGTCGGCCCTGCTGTTGTCGTTGACCCGGCAACAAGAACACCCCATCCGGATACCGGAAAGAAGACGTCGGCGGCTTTTACACCGCCGACTTTTCTCTGTTTTTATTTAACCGCCTGTGGTCGTCGCGGCTGCCGTGGTCGTCGCGGCAACGGTGGTCGTCGGTGCAACGGTGGTCGTCGCGGCTGCTGTGGTCGTCGCCGTCGCACTGCCCGCGCAAGGCTGAAGCCAAACGGATGCTGTTGCATCTGCTGCGGGCTTCGGCCTGTTGGCAAACCCTGCCAGGACGTTAGCACCGGCAACGCCGGTAAGCTGCGCATTGCCAATATCCCAATACAACGGCCATCCGTCAACCCACGCTTCTGCGTTGTTGGCGGCAATGGTGCAAGCGCCGCGAATATAACACTCGCCGCTTGCTCCGTCTGCGATATCGGATATCGCAACGCGGACACTTCCGCCCGCTACAATAACACCACCTGAGGCAACGGCGGCGCCCGATATGTTATCGGTGGTTAGAATCAACCCAGGCTGGTCATAATTAATCATGTTACTTGCTCCCCAAAAAGGTTTTTAAATTTTCAAACACAACAACGATTCAAGGCTAAATGCCTTAAGTGGTGGTCGTGGTGTCATCGCCTGAAACGCGGACAAGACCGCGATAATCAATGGCTTTGGCTACGATCTGATGGCGGACTTTGAACTTTTTCGCGTCCGTGTCAAAGTCGGTTTCTTCCTCGAGAACTGGTTCGCGTTCGCCTTCCAAGAAGCATACGTCAACTGTATCAACCTGGTTCGGGTCTGCGGCGAGATACCATACCTGCGAACTGGTCTGGTCGAGGTGCGGGCTGGCGATCAGGTTAAAGAAACCCGCGAACGGATTCGGAGTCAACGGGTTCAAGTCGGTGTCCGGATCGTTTACGGAGGTCAAGAACTGACGCCCATAAACTTCGCGGCCCTTCGGAACGATCATGTGTCGCGGATCGTTGCCGATAAGCGTCGAGCCGTCAATGTCCGTCTGCGTTCCCATCGCGGCCATAATCGGCGCGAGGGTTGCAACGGAAATGTTGCCAACAAAATCGTTGTTGTGGTTCGCCCCGTCAAAGATCGCATTGCCGTCAGACAGGTTCGCGTTGTTGGTGAGGATCGCGTAGGCAACCTGGTCTTCCAAGTATTTAGCCTTTGCGCCCATTTTCTGCATGATGGTCGAGAACGCGCTCAAGTCATCGTTGATCATCATTTCACGCGTGAACTTCAGCCCTTTGCCGTATTTCGCGAGGGAATAGACTTCGCGGTTTTCCGTGAGCTTGCCGTAAGTATATTCGCCGCCTTCGTTGATCTGTGCAAGGTCTGGCGCGGCTGAAAGCAGAACCTTAGAAACCTGCTTGAAGTCAGCAGCCGTGGTTTCTTTCGCCCACATATTCCAGGTTATGGGGGTGATTTCGTAAGACTGACGCAGCGACTTGTTGAGAACGTTCGCCAGAATAAACGGGAAGTCGGAAGTGCTCATTGCGAGAAAGGCCATGTTGCCTTTAGCGCGACCGGAAAGCATCATTTTGTTGAAACAAAGAGAAACAACTTCGGTCTTCGGGATTTCTCGACCGGCAATGCCGAACTGACAGAGATATTCCCGACCAATCTCGAGCAAGCTCATGTGCTTAAAGCCATTGGCTCTTTCACATGGTTTGCCAACATTAAGGAATTCGCCGTCAGTGAGTTTGCGCGGGCTGAACAAACCGGACCGCAGCGAGATTGCATCGCTGATACCGTCGCCCAGGGTTGACAGGTTCAGGTCATCGCCGACCTTTGTTCTTGACACGGGTTCGCCTCCCTCCAGTTTCTTGACGATTTCCTGGAACATCACTGTCGTAACGCCAGAATCCGCAAGCGACTGACAAAATGCCTGTTCCATTCCATTCTTTTTGCCGAGCATCGCAATGTTTGCGCGGCGGTTTTTGTCAGAAGTCAGGAACTGTTCCTGTATCTGTTTTGCGGAAAGAGCCTCTTCAGGCACGACAACGGCTGCCGGGTCGGTTACGATTTCGGGCTCCGGAACGACTGCCGCTTCTTCTGCGGCTTTCTCGGCCCATATATCGTTTGCGCGGCTTTGACGGCTTACCTCGTCGGGGTATTTTTCCATCATGGTGGAATCCGCAACGAAACGAGCCTTGAACTGCTCTTCCGTTTCGAGCGCTTCCGGGGTAATGTCCGGAATGACAATCGGGGCTTCTACGTCAACAACTGCTTCGGGATCGACGATAACGTCGCCTTCCGCAAGCAAGACGGCCCGCGCCTTCTTGAACTGTGCCGGCTTCAGTTCCATCAGATACTTCAACGTGTCCTGGTCGGAACTACCTTTTGAAAGCCCAACGCTTTCAAGATGCTTCCTGAGTTTCGGATCGATCATGGTTGAGCCTCCTTGTGATAGTAACCCGCCGGGATTTGCTCCGGCATCGCCTACAAAGTCAACAGCGTGAAGCACGGCCACACGGCCTAAAAGATTCTCCCCGCTTTTCTCAAATTTAGCTTTTGCAAATTTAATACTGAGGCCGATTGCGGTTGGGTCGTCTTCCGCAATGTCTAACAGGTAATCGCGCATGTTGCCCTTCGGACCATCCGGACGAGCGGCATACTTGCCAAAAAAGATATCAGCCTTAATCTGGTTTCCGTCTTTCCTGAAATTCTTTGCCCGGCCAAGCAACACTTCAATTTCATCAACCATCGGTGCCGCTAACATGCCCCCGGCTAACTCCGGATGCGTGAAGCGAACCTTTAGACCGTTGGCATGTGAATTGCCCATTTCAAGAACCTGATTGAGCATAACATCGTCAATTACGAAACCATGACCGGACGCCGGCCCGCCTGTGATCACGCTGGCGTTATACAAGACGCCATTTACGCGATCCGTGCGGACTCCTGCCATATCTCCAGTGCGTAAACTGATTATGTTCATGTGCCGGTCCTCTTAACAATCGTTGGCTGTAAAGGCTTAACAACTTCTGGTTCCGGTTCTGTTTCGACCGGCGCGGGATCGTTCGCATTTTCAGGGAAGGTTACGCCATTGTCGGCGGCGAACTTCTTCTCCTCTGAAGACTCAAGAACTGTTTCGCGGAAGTCCTCGCCCTGTTGATTCAATATGCGTTCGCGGGTATTTAGAACTTGTTCAATTTGTATGCGCGCGGCGTCCGCCTGGTTCTTTGGATCAATCCAGAGTTTCGGCTTCGGCTGCCAATCTGTCAGCATAAGTTCGTCTGGTATTTCAAGAGCGAATACGCCCGGAACGGAAATGCGACCTTCAAGAAATGCAATGCGTATGAACTCTTCGCGGATAGGCTGACACCAATCATTGATAAGGCGTTGCTGTTCCGGATCGGTTGAATCCCAAAGCTCGATTTGTCCTTGACGTTGGCTTGTGAACGAGCCGCCTGTATAGTCTCGGCTGACGGTTGGGTAATCCAACCCGGCGCCGGCTGCTATGTTCTTGGTTTGTCTAACGGTGAACGGCTCGAACTGATTGCCCGGCGTTTGATTCGCGTGGAAGTTCGCTTTCTTGCCTGCCGGAAGTTGATTGACCATGCCAGGCTCGAAATTGAATATCGGGTTTTCGTTGGTGTCTTCGGTATAGCCCGTGCCAGTTCCGCCAGCGAAGAGGCCGTTTGCAATGCCCGCAGGGCCGCCGATCTCTGTTTCGATAGATACGCCCATGCAAGCCTCGAGCCGTGCGCGAATTACCGTGTATTCTTCATACATTTTTAAGTGGTGCATCTCGTTAATAACGGAAGTCAGGCGGCTAACTCCATACGTCTGACGCACACGGCGTTGACGCATGAGGTGAAGTATTCGGTCAGCAGGGACGCGCTCACTATCAAAGAAACTTCTTGTATGTTTTTGTTCACGCCTGCTGACCCAAATTGCGGCGGTTTTACCGAAATCGTCGATTTCGATACCGTCGCGAATTTCATTTCCTGTATCTTGATTAAATGTCTTTGTTCGGTCGAGTTGTTCGGGCTCAATCTGCTGAAGCGCAAGCCCAATCTCATCAACTCGCGGAATGTAACACATAATCGTAAACGCCTGCCCCACGGTTACATCTTCCGAAACGGAAAGGTTTTGGAACTCAACAAAGGTTTTTTTACCTTCGACGTCGCAAAGGTTCTTGCGCGTAGCCCAACGCAACCACTTTCTATCAAGGATTTTGTTATATTCTACAAGTGGTTCGCCGGTGATCGGATCGCGCGCTTTTGCGCGGGCTGTTATGCCAGAGCCGACAACGTGCCGGAGATATCCGGAAACAATGCTTTCCGCAATCCAGTTATCACGGACCGCGCCGCGTCCTCTTGCAACCAACGTCGGATAGTCGGGAAGGATGGCTTGATCTGCTGTTTTGTTCTGAGAAGGCCAATCGTTCGTAAGCCGGCTTTTGTCCGCCGCTTCGTAAGTAGACAAGGCTTCCATTTGAGATCGCGTAACCTTTGACCGGAGACGTGCGGTATCCCGACGACTTGACCAACCAGGCGATACAGTTTCGATTGTGCGCTCAAGCCAATTCATGGATACACCCCAAATGGAGATACACCCGAACCGCCAGACGGTTTACGGAACGAAGCGACCGAAGGCCGGCCCCCGTTTTGAGCAAAGGCAAGCTGTTCGAGAAGTTCTGTTCTAAGGGCTCTAAGATCGGTAAGGCTGGATTTTGTAACGGATCGACCGGCAATAGATACAGATTGAGCCTTCCCGGACAGTAAATCCGAGATTGCCGCGCTTACTAATACCAATTCTGCTTGAATCTCTGCTTCAGTCATGCGCTAACGATACAACGTATCAACATGAAAAGTCAATAATGCGTTTCAGCGGTGTTGAAGACTATATATAAAGTTTGGCCGTCTTGTGACACTTGCGACACTGCGTATATCTGATCCGACCGGTCCTTCCCGTAATGGACGGACGGTTTGCGCCGCATACTTCGCAGACAGCTTCAAATATAGCTTTCTTGACTTTATACTCGTCTGTTTCCTCAAAAAAGAAGGTTTTTGCCTGTTTTCCTTGTTTTCCTCTTCTTTTCGCCTTTTTGGTGCTTAAACCTGGAATCTTTTCTGTTGCCATCCTGATTGCCTCTCCTTTTTGGGTTGTGGTTTCGTTTTTTCGATTTCAGCCGCTTTTATCTTCAATAAGTCATCAACCGACAAGTTTCTGATACCAAGTATTGAAGCGCCTGCCATTTGATACACTTCGCAAGCATTATAGTGATCGTCGGCCCTGATTTGCTTCCAAACCTTCTTTAATCGCCCATTTCTGTCCTTACGTTCGACCAGGACCGTTGAAGTGATCTGCCTGGTATACGATTCGTCTGTATCTTCGGGCAACGCCCAATATCCGGGATCGCCCTTGCGAATTTTCAACCGATGAAACATGGCGCCGCGGTAATGCGCACTATTTACAGTAACCCGCTGCAAGCCGCCCGGAATCGGTGTCTTCGTCGCCGGATACTTGTCAATAACCGTCCAGGACATTGGTTGATACAACAACTCCGCGCCCATAAGCGGAATCATCTGTGGATACTGTCTGCAAAAGTCGTATACCTCGTCCGTGCGATACCGGGAGTCAATCAGCCCATACGTGATCGGAAACCCGGAATAGACGCTATAAAGAATCTCGGCAAGTGCCTTGAAGTCATCAACACAACCATAACGCGTAAGCCAGGACGACTCCGAAGGCGGTCCCCACCCGCGCACAATGTAATACAGACAGTCCTTTTGAACGTCTGCCGTAAGTATGACTGCGGCTATGTTTGCGGTCGACGGGAACTCTCCCGACGCGTATTCCTGCGTGTGTTCCATGACATTAGCATCCTTTACACTTTCGGCCTTCTCTTCCCAAGGTTCGGCGAAATCACTGTTAATAACAACTTGCAACTCGTCAAGGTCTTTTCGGGCATCGCGGAATCGTGCCAAGACTTCCCCGAACTTGATCCAGGGCGCATACCATGACGGCAAGTGAAAGGACACAGTAGAGCCGCCCGGGGGAGGTGGTGTCCACTCGTATTCTGGCATCCCTTCTTTTTTGGGTATCCACTTGCCTTTTAACTCCATAGCAAGCTTCTTGTCGTTGGTGATTGAGCATTTGCACTTTTCGCATTCATACCAGGCATGCTTTGCGATTTCATCGGAATTCTTCATGTCCTCTGGTTTGCGGATGTTCTCAAATATCAGCTTTTGGAAATGTCCACATTCAGGGCAAGGGACGTGATATTCGCGCCAGTCACCCTTCATAAGCCCTTGCCAAATTTGACCATCGACAAGGGTTGGGGTGCTCGAAAGGACGATCTTTCGATTCCAGAAGGCAGTCGTCCGCTTTATGCCGAGACTGAGCATAGAGCCCTCTTTGCGCGACCTTTCCGGGAACTTGTCGATTTCATCCGCGAAGAACCGCCTTATAGGACGACTCGACAACTCGCCGGCACTGTTCGCCCCAATGAAGGTCAACGTCATTTTCTTGAACTGCATTTCAAGGGTTTGATAGTTGTCAAGGTCTGCCGGCTTCTGATCCCTTAGCAAAGGCGAGGCATCGACGACCGGCTGAAAGCGTAGTTTTGAGAAGGACTTCACGAGCTTTTCCGTAGGCATAGCCCACAAAGCAGAGCCCGCGTCTTCGGTAATGCCATAGAACAGGAACGCAAGCATTGCCGTGGTTTTGGCGGTTTGAGCACCAAAACACAGATATATCGTTTTGATGGTTGGGTCTTCAAACGCTTCAAGAACTCCGCGCAAGTAAGGTGTCCGATCAAGACGCAAAGGACCAGGGAAGTTTGAAACGCGCGCTTCCAGGCGTATATTCTCTTCGGCATAGTCGGCAATCGACACTTGTGCCGGTGGTTCAAAAGCCGCTCTGAATGCGTCAACTACTGTTGGCATTATGCGGACCTCTTCTTTTTGCGTTTAGGCTTATCTCCGGACGCAAGCAACTTCAACACGCCTATTACTTCCGATTTCACGATTGCTTCAATCTCCGCAGCTGTTCGCCCCTCGCAAACCGGCGCCACAGCTTGAGGCACAGCAAGCAACGCAGTCTTGATTTCCGTCGCAATCTTGGTGAAAGAGTCTTGAATCTCGCTGGCTTTTATCCATCCAGCATCGTGTTGGCGGATGGATTCCGCGTCTTTTTCCAATTTGCGTAACTGTTCTGAGATGGTCGTCCACCCCTTCGCCAACGCCGCAGCTTCCGCGATAGGATCGCGTTCATCCTCGAAGGTAGGATTGTTGATACAGTCGGCCCACCTGATGTAAGCTGCCTTTTCAGATTCGCGAAACCGCTCAAGCATTGCCTCATATCCTGCTTCGATATTCTTAATGTCAATTTGGTTATCGCCATTATGACCGCCTTTCTCGTCGTTTGTGGCGCCGATTGTGTCCGCGTCTTTGTCCGCAACTTTCGCCGTTTTACGCGCAACAGTCGCGATTTTCCCCTTCGCGGATTTCTTTTTGGCAGAACTTTTGGCCGGAGTCTTGTCTTTCGTTTTGGCGTTCGGCTTCGCTTTTTTTTTCGCGCCCGGCAAGGTTTTCGGCGCGATCCCTTCGCCGGCAAGCCACAACTTAACCTCACGAATATCAAACACTCGAAACGGACGGCCCCCCGCTGTCCGTTTCTTTTGGCCCGAAGGACAGCCCTTTTCCAGCCAACGGCGAACCTGGCGGTCAGAGACGCCAAGCGCCAAAGCCAAGTCGGAAGTCGATTTATCGCGAAACGGACGCGTCATTTTTTATCACTCGATCAGAGAAAAAACTTGCCCACACTTACCCGTGTGACGTGGGGGGTTCAGGAGGACCCATTTTGTTTGGGTGATACCTTTTCTCTCTTGTCCGGTGTCCGGTTGTGTGGGTGGTTTGCTGTTGTTCATTGGCTCTTCCTTTCGTTTGTTCGCGTTTAAGTCTTTAGTATACTACTACTTATATCTCTTGTGCCAGTTTCATACTAACTTATGCCAAATTAGTATGAAGCTCCACGGCCTCTATTCGCTTCCCTATCCATGCCATGACAGGCACGGCCATGCTGTTGCCTAACGCCTTGTATCGCGGCCCGTCTGCGGCTGGTTTGCCCCGGTAATTTATCAACGTGTATTCGTCCGGGAATCCCTGCAACCTCTCGCATTCAAGCGGCGTCAGTCTGCGCACTGCAAGGCTGCTTGCAACCATTGTCGTGTTGATTCCACCGTCGCCTTTGTCGCCCGAATGGGATGGGTTGGCGCGCAGCGTGTAGCCTAAATCTGAGCCAGCTATGCCTACTGGCTTATATGCAATCGCCGGGTTGCTCGATGGTGATGCTTGTAGGCTCTCGGTCATGTCTGAATTCATCGCCATCGTTTGCTGTGCTGACTTGTTCCAGCCAAATACGATTGGTTGTTCATGGTTACAGTTTAATGTCGGGCTCATATCTTTGCCCACCTCTGCCCCTGCTTGCCCGTGGGCCAACGTAACGGGTATACAAAAGTCAAGCTCATTACAGTTGCCCGCTGTCCGCGTTAATCCGCCTCCGCTTGCGGCAAGCGTCCCTGCAACGCGTGGCGTGGCTATATAAGTATCGTAGTCTTCTAAGTTGCTCGTTCCGTCACGCGCTCTAAGGCAGCGCGCAACATTTCTGGAAGCTTCTTTCCCCTCTTCGCGGCTCGGCGGAGTATTCCTGCGCATGCTTTCGGTGTCAAAAAGAACCGCTGCGGAATTTCGCCAGTCTCCAATATTTGCGACAACGAACACACGCTTGCGTCGTTGGGCCAAACCGAAGTATTGAGCGTCCAACACTCGGTAGGCGAACCCATACCCGAGTTGCGCCAGCCCTCCAAGGAAGGCTCCAAAGTCCCGTCCGCCGTTGGATGACAGGACGCCAGGCACATTTTCCCAGACAATCCACCTTGCGCGTAATCTTTGAGCAAGTCTAAGAAACTCAAGCGCCAGGTTTCCACGAGCGTCATCCATTCCGCCTCTGAGTCCGGCAACGGAGAAAGACTGGCAAGGTGTCCCGCCGACCAGAAGGTTAACTGGTCCGTGTTCTCTGATTGTTTCATCACTAATCCTTGTCATATCGCCCACGTTCGGTAATCCCCAGCGTTCATCCACCACCGCTGCGGGAAAGGGTTCTATCTCGCTTGTCCATGCACAGCGCCAGCCAAGCGGTTGCCATGCCGCGTGTGCTGCGCCTATGCCGTCGCATACGCTTGCGTATATCATGCTTTCTCAGCCTTCGCGATTGCTTTTTCGATAATATCAATGTGACAATTATCGAAGTGTTCAATATCGTTTAAACAGGTGCTTGATATGGCCTTGCATTGTGTGCATTTAAAATATGGGGAATCGTAGGTAAAGAATCGCCCCTTTTGCCCGGCCAACTTCAACGCCTTCAACAACTCGGCATTTTGGGCCTTTAATGCTTCGGCTTCGGCAATCGCTTTGCGTTCTCTGTTATAAATATCTCTGACACACAAATACAGAAACGTTTTTGTAACCGTGCATTGCGGCATGTTGCCGCGTTCGTCTTCCTTAACAGACCAGACGTCTCCACTGCCGTTTTTGATAAGCGACACGGCCCCTCGCTTCAACATCGTAACAACCGATTCAACCTTCATACTTCACCCCTTCATAAATAACATCCCCGCAAGCCCAGGGCGCCAGTCCTAATATCCTTACGGATACACGGCCTGCGAGGATGTTTGTTTCATTTGCTTGCGTCCTTGTCGTCCGTTAGCTCTTCAATCGGAACGTGTTCTTGTGCGTCGTTGGTCTTCAACCCGGCAACGTCCAGATTAGTAGTGTCGTCTTCCGTTGATTCATAACCCATTGACCCGGCAAGATTAAGCTGATCTTCGGTCTTGACAACTGCCGGGACAAACAGCTCTGTGTGTCTGGAATCAGGCGACACCGCTTCTTCGGGCATGAACTTCGCTTGATACAGTGCAAGCATACTGTCTGCTACTGTGCCAGCCCATGCGGCGGCCTCTTGCGGAAGTATCATCAACAATGCTTCTTCTTTTTCTGGAAAGTATGCCGAACACCCTCCCGTAATCCCCGTCAATGCCGCTGAAGCATACGCACACCATGCCTCTTGTAAATCCGGGTCTTTGATTTCCGCAAGCTTCCTGTCGGCTACTTTCATCATTTCATCTGCCGTTGCATGAGCTCGTGCGGTTGCGACTTGTGCGCTGCATACGGTTGTGATCTGGTTGTCGCCGTCAAAATGAACCAAGCTTCCCCCGTGGAGAAACCCGGTCATTGCGGCCTGGCTGAACCATATCCACCTCGTCCGGCGGTCTTCATCGCGTGTCAATTCTTGCATTATTCCCATCGTTTTTCCTTTCTGATTTGTTTGAATGAATTACCAATTTACTCTGATTACTGTTCTTGGATTGTTGTTTTCTTGTCCGCAATAAAACTTTCTTGCGGTTCCGATCTTCCACACTTGCGCGTCATCGTGCCATGCTATCCCGTTCAGCGCGTCTTTTACCAGCTTAATCAGGTTGTCCAAGTCCGGCGTTTTCAGGTGCGGCCTTAGTGGGCGCGGCGTTCTTTTCCGAAAGTCCGACTTCGGACATGCGAAATAAAACTCTACTTCAACCTCGACGGGCGCTCCTTTCGGTATGGGCTTCTTGAATTCTTGTAAAGTATAAAACCCGATAGTCTCTTCTTTCGCTTTCGTCTTGGCCGGCGTGTATGTGATCTTGTGGCCGTGCCTGTTCTTCCCCGCCCGCGCCCGCAGCTTTGATACCGGCTGCCCTGGTATGATTATTGTTTTATGCATCTGCCGCATCTTTCTTTTCTTGCCTGTTGAACATGGTTACTGCGTTGTTTAGGCGTTCAACCCATACCTTCATAAGTTGTATTGAGGCAAAAGCCCTCCCGCCAAGGCAACATTTTACTGCCGTTGCGTTTGTTTCCCCGTCAATACAATCGTGAAATTCAACCTTTTCAATTTCACCCACAAAGCACCTCCTGTTTAAGTTTTGCGATTGCGTATGTTGTTGCGGTATCGTCTGACATTCCGGGCGCTGTTGCCTTCTCTGCTTTAAGCCGTGCTGCCTTGTCTTCTGCCGGCAGTCTACGCCATACAAGCAGAATATCGTTTTGCTTTTGGTATGCTGTATAAGACTTCGTTTCCGGCACCCGACAATCTGCAACCTCTTTCCTGAATAAGTCCGAATCCTTCCACGGTGTTTCGTTGCGTTTGACCCGATCAGACAATAATGCGGTAAACGATTTCTTGATAACCAAACCCGACCTGGCCACCTCCCACGCTAAAAAGATTCTGTGCTTCTCTTCCTTCGGCTTCGCATCAAAACCCGACAAGTCCTTTCTTGCGTATTTATGACCACCCGACCCCCCCTTGTTTTTAGGGGGCTTTGGGGGTTGGTCTTTTATAAGGCTATGGTTAAGGATATGGTTAAGGCTTTGGTTATGGTTATGGTGATGTAGTATACCATCGTCATCGTGTCCTGATGGTATCCCAATACTGTCGTGATACCATGTCGATAGCATCGGATACCGTTTATGAAAGGCTTTTTTAAGCTCCGCGCATTGCGCTCTAATGTCCTTAATTATCCCATTAACGTAGTTTTTATGCACACTTCCGTCATCGGTAAACCCGGTCCGTTTTGCTCTGCCAACCACCCAATAAGTATGCTTTTCAAACCACTTAACCTTATCGCCGATCTCAATCTTGGCCTTTTCTATCTGGTCTAACGTCAAACGCGACTCAGCAGCCATAATGCGCTTGCTAACGGTGCCAGTCCCCGTAAGCCCATTACTGTGGTCATTCAGTAGAAGATACGTATACAGGTGCATTGCTTCCAATCCCCACCCATCCAGGTCTGGATCGGAATAGATTCCCGTTTGTATGCTAACGTGTCTACCCGACATTGTTACCCCTCAACTCTGCAAGCTCTTTTCTTGTTTCCTTGTTTTGAGATACGAGAGAATTTTCAATTATGCGGCTATATTGATCAATTCGTTTCATTGCATCTAAAAGTCCACTTAGCGTTTCCAACAATTCCAGTGCCTTTTCGTGTGGCCTTTGGTTGGCAAAGAGCGAATCAAGATACATTTGTTTATAATCCGGAAGGTGTTCCGCGTCCGATGATGGCTTGTAGTCTGGCATTGTTACCCCCTCTATAAATGCTGTTCTGCCTCGAATTCGGCCTGCGACCAATCTTCGCCTTCTCTGAATATCTCATTGCGGTATTTGTTTTCAACAAAAGGCAGCGCGTCTTTGTCTATCGTTTCTACAAGTTTCGCCATACAGCACCACATTGTTTGAAAATCTTGTGATGGCTTAACCAGCCGCGACACCCACTTGGCGCCCATCATTATCGCAAACCCGAAAGTTTCGCTGTTCGGGTCATAGATATATAGATAGTCTTCCGTCTCTGCTAAGATTTTATATGGTGGTTTTTTCTTCACAACCTTGTGAGTCAATCTGTCGTTTTTTACATTCAGACGCCGGATAACATCCGACGCCACCATCAAAGCCCTTTCAAGTAGCTCACTATTCGTCATCCCGACTGTATAATTTCTTGTCCATTTCCCGTTAATCGTTCCCTCTATCTCAATCTTGCCGTCGTCGATAAAGACCCGATTGTTCCCGTCGTTGTATAGGTCTGTCTTTGCTTCGCTCATTGTTTAACCCTCAATTTTACGTTTTCGAGTTTCAGTCGTTTTATTTCCGATTCCAGGAACTTGCTGTATCGTTGTTCGCTTTGGTGAACGTTTTTATATGCGTCGATAGTCGAGTTGTTCTGTTCGGCTTCGGCTTTAAACGCGGTAATAAGCCCTTGCAGAATGCCCAACAAAAAGAGCGCCTTTTCGTGCGGTCGCTGGTTGGTAAACAGCGAATCAAGATATACCTGTCTATAATCCATTGTTGGTTCTGACTCTGGCATTACTTCGCCGCCCCATATGCGAACCGCAACGCGTCGATTGTTTTGTTTTTCTTTGTGATCACGCCGCGCAGGGCTGCGTTTGAGCGTTTAAGTTCTTTGGCACAATCCCGGTGTTTGTCACGCGATCCCAGCACCTCATAATATTCAGTGAGCCGCGCGCTTATAACGCCCTGCATATTTTCACGAACTATTTCAGACTTTGCCTTTACGAAGATTCGCGCGTGTCCGTTCGGACAATAGAAAGTTTTCTTCTTTCCTTCTTCCCGGCATTCATTCAGGAATTCAGCCGGAAGACTGTATTCAATGCCACATTCCCCGCATACCATTCTTGTCATGTCCGCCATCAGTTCCCCTTCGCTTTTATCTTCATGCGTTCCCAATGCTTATACAATTCTGCCTTTGTTACCTTGTATGTCCTGATCCGCGTGTCTTTGTATTTCTGCCAGCCGTATTGTATAACCCATCCATCCTTGATAAGCTCGTTAATCCTGCTTGCCAGCCTTGCCGCGAACTTTACATTTACACGAGTCAGAACACGACCCGCCAGCAACAGCCTCAAGATTCTTTGCTTCTGTGTCAGTGCTTTTGGCATTTTCAATCCCCTCAGATTTACCATTTAGAAAATCGTTGCACCCGTCAAATATAGTTTTTGCGAACTTTCGCCCCTTGAATATAAACACGCTGTGATTCATTTGTGCGATTGTGTTCAGCCCACGCATTGTGTGTTCCACAATGGCCTCGGCAGAAGCAACCCGATCAACCAGCTTTTCGATTTTTGCGTCTTTCTCCTCGAGGCCCGCGAGAAGAACTTCTTTCATCTTGTTTCCGAATTCTGCCAGTTTATTAAACTTATGCTTTCAGTTCTCCGCGTTGGCTTGCAGTTCGCCGATTAGTGCCGCGTCTTCAAGGGCTCGTTTATGGTAGTAGTCCATCCCTTTTGATTCATCCATCCTCTTTCCCCTCATTCAAAACTATTGCCAGTGCTTTGCGTTCTGCTTCTGCGCGTGTTAGCTTGCCGTGGTATTCCATAATCCCGGCGCGCTCTTCGTATGTCTCGCGCTGCGCGGCTGTCAGGTTTGCAAGCGCTTTTTTAAAATCAATGCCGTTCATCAGTTGCCGAACCCTTCATCGCACATCGGACAATACGCATACGCTTCTTCTTCCTGCCGATCCATATACGATATTGGAATTTCCGTTTGCGGTTTTGGCGGAAGCATGTCTTTTATTTCGTGTAGGATAGCGGCTTTGAATTCTGCCAAGTCTCTCCTTGTGACGGGTCTCGCCATCTTTAACCGGGTTTGTTCTTTTTCAAAGTATTTGTGGGCGCAGTCTTCATCGCAAAATATCAACTCATTCATTTTAAAGAAGGCGTTTTTCTGAAGCCTTTGCCCACACTCAAGACAACAAATCTCTGGCATCGCTTTATCCCCGTTCCTTCAGTGCTGCCGTCAAGTTTTCGATGATTTTCAATGCCCGGTCCTGTATCGCCAGGTGTTCTTGAAACCGTGCCGCGTCCGATTGCGCCATTGCCGTTTGCATGTTCATCATCGTTACCTTAAGCGCCTTGTTTTCCTTGCGCAGTTCGCTGGAAGTTAAAGCCACGTCAAGATGTCTTTGCAAATTCTGGATAGTAACCCGATAGGCTGCGTTTTCTTTCGCCAGTTTATCGTTGGTGCTCCCCGCACCGTCTTGATTCGCTATCGCGGCTTGTTCGTCTTCCTTCAGCTTTGCGATAACGTGCTTCTCAAAAGCCTCGTTGAGAATCTTTATTAAATGTATGTATGTCTGTGGCCGAAGAACTTCTCTTTTCCATTCGCCTTCAACCTCTATTTCCGACCAATAAACGCCATCTTTTTTCACCACCCTTACTTCGTTATCTCTTACGGCCTGGCATAATTGGCCCCCCATGCTGTCGCTAATCCCCTTTGCAACGTCCCCATCAGAGACAACGCCGGTCTTCAGCTTTGCCAACTTCTCTTTGTATCCGCGATCCCGCGCATTAAGAATCGCGTTAAGTCTTCGGATCAACATTAGGTATTCATGTGGTGTAAGCTCTGCCTCTTCCCACCCATCCCCGAGAAGTCTTTCGGAACAAATCTTGTCACCTTCCATCATAATCCTCGTGTTTTCCTCCAACACAACCAAGCCTTGTTCACTCATTTTCCCCTCACTTTCTAAAACGGAATCTGTTTATCATTATAGATATTTATTTTTTTCCTTGTTGTTTTCATTTCGCCCAGGCTCATTGCGTTTCTTGCGCTCTTGCGGTTGAACCAGCCTTTGAAGTTCTTGCTCTTCGTTGCTTCCTGAAAAACGTCCTTCTGGTCTTTCGCGGGGACTTCCTTCAGCAGCTTTTCAATCTCCGCCCATACAACGTTTTTCTCTTGCTCTTCGGTTAGATTGGACACCTTGTGATCTGGCTCTTCTGCGGCGTCTTCCGCGTCTTTTTGTTCTTGCGCTTCTTCGGGTTTCGGGTCGGGCTCTTCTTCAAGCGGATTCTTTAAATCAACGTCTTCGCCTTCGCCCTTAATATTATCTTCAACCTTGCCGGCGATCACAGCCAACATCTGTTCGTCATGTTCCGACCTTAGTTTTGCCCCCGCAGCGTAGCAATCTTTCCGCCACTGTTGCATCTCCGGCGAATCCTCTTCGCCTATCCCGAACAACGCCGAGGCTGACCAAGGAATGCCCCTACTTGCTGATTTGAACCCGTGGAGTTCTGCGGTTGTTCCTTCGTAATACATTGCGACTACGGGAATTTTGTTTGTGCGCGGATTGCCTTCGTCGTCAACGCCCTTGACGAATCGCCAGAGATGTTCCAGCGTTACCGGTATTCCGTCCAGGTTTCCTGTCTTTTTGAATAAGGTCTTTAGCGTGGCTTTGAATCCTTCGATCATGTAGCCGCCTTTTGTGCGGAACTTCCAGACGGTTCCGATCCGTGGCCGCACGGCCAGCCGCATATCAAGAATGCAATGGGTTCTGCATGCTCTGTCTTCGCACGGGCATTCAACCTCTGTCACGACGCCGCCATTCCCGACCCGATCAGCTTTGTTTTCTGACGTCTGTTTGCAAGTTGGGAAGCGTCCCGCGTATATCGCACGGTATATATACATCACGTCTTCGGGAGTTTCGCCCGCGAGAACAACTTTAATAATTGTCGGGATTTCGTCGGCGCCGTCCTGCAAAAGCTCCATGATTTCCGTGTTCAGTATCGGCTTTTTCTTCTCGTCAAGCTCAACCCGAAACGCCTTGAACCCGCCAAACTTGATCGGCAAGTTTCGTTCATTCCGTTCACCAATCTTGACCTGCCCGACTTCAATCGCGATTCCGTTATTCACTTTATAACTCCCTTTGCTTTGGCAAGCGCCCGATAGTTTCCATTTATCTGACCGTTGATCCTGCGCTGTAACTCTTTTCTTTTGTAATTGATTGCGAGATATTTTAGGGCCTTCGTTAAAAGTGCATTAGACCTTTCAAGCTCCTCAAACATATCCGGCGCCGCAGCGAGCAGGCAGGCGTTCGCTTCACACAGCCTGATTGCGGCACACTGGTTGCGCGTTTCCACCCGGTTAACTGTAAACGCCACCGCCGTCCTGCTCGGCTTCTTTTCATCCGTGCATATAACGGTATTGCGGTCGCCTCCACTCTTGCCGACATACCACGGCCCCGGCGTATGCTTGCGTTCACTCACCGTCCTTCTCCTTCGCAAATATCTTCTCTTCAATTTCCTTAACCAGCCCAATCAATTTATTTTGGTTATAGCATACGGGCATACCGATCCGGATTGCTTCTTCTATTTCGTTTATCATGCCCTGGCTTCGCATCTTCCCGACAACATACACAATGTCGGAACGCTTCATCAACTCCATTGTGCCGGCGAGAATTTCTTCATCCGGTATCAACCCGTCAAGAATAAACGCTGTATTCATGTGAGGACACAGCGCCGTAACACCCAAGCTCCAAAGCTGTTTCGCGACCTGCTTCGCCTGGTCGATGTTGTCGCAGATTTCAGATATCGTTTTGCCCCGATACGGCGCGCAAATGTATACTACTATGTTTCGTCGGTTCATTATTGTTCCTTATTCTCTCTTGGTATATGCATTACAAATTCCAACTAAAGAAACGGCTGAGTCTTCCGTCCAACTTTCACATGATGCTTGCCAATCAAAATCATCCAAGAACGCGCTGCGCAGTGGCCTTGGCTCACGGTTTAAACAACATGGGCCAATGGTTGCGTCCCCGCAGTTGTGGCAACCGTCCTGATTCCTGTAATTGTCGGTAGTTTTAGGCATTATTATTCCTTCTCAATTACATTTGTCGCAAATTGACAACCCGCTTCTGTCGTGTTTTCGGACATTCTCTTTCGTCAGTGGCGCGCAACAAGCCTGGCAGTGTCCTACAATGTCACTCTCCGGAATAGCCGCTTGCTGTTTTAATTCTTCCTCTCGCTCTCTTTCCCTCACGGTTGCTCTGAGTGTGTCAAGGTCAACTTCCTCTTTAACGTTGTCTTCAATCCTTCGCCAGAACAACCGCCCGCAGGCCTGGCATTTATACTTGCCGTGGCTGTGGCCGTCCCCGGTTCGCGCAGGGCTGCGCATTTGTATTGGTTCTTCGTCGTTGTCTTTTATGTGTTTGTAACCCGTTGCGGCGCAGAAATCCGGATGTCGTCTTGCATGTTTTAACATCAGCTTCCGCCAATATTCAGGCATTCCATCTTTTGCCAGCAGTTCGTCAACGCGTTTTTCGTCTTTCGTCAGTCGGTTCCACTTCAGCCAGTTAAACATTTTTAATAGTCCCCTCGTTTTTAAAATAGCCGGTCCGGGAGTGAGTGTCTGCATTGTGGGTTGAAGGTGGGTGTTATGCAGACCCCGGACCAGCGGGTTTTTAAGCGCTTACGGCCCTTGCGAGTTCACGGAGCTTATGAAGTCTCTTTCCCTGTGGTTGACGTTTCCCGTTTTCCCATCGCCAAACGGTTGTCACTCGCACCCGTAAAACGTCCGCAAGTCCCTGTTGCGTCAATCCCTGCTTCAGCCGCAGCGCTTTTATTTCTTCACCATTCATATTTATAATCCTATCATACCATCTTGGAGCCGAAAGCAAGCGTCACAGACAGTATGCCCTTTGACTTGGCGTCCGTGTTCAAGTAGTTGTAGCTTTTGCCCACATATTACACACGTCTTTTTATCCATCGAACAACACTTCTTCACCTTCGGCGGCACCCGAAAGACAATCCGCAAGTATAACCCGATCCCGTAAAGAATCAGCACCAACATTGCAAGCTTGAAGATTATCGTTCCAATATCCATTATGCTTTCCTTTCCGCTTTAAACTTCGTCAACCCGAAACAAACAATCTATTGATTCTTTGTCGTCCCTGATCCGGACCATGCTCGGATGGCGCAGGCTCCCGCTTTTGAACTGTTGAAAGTGTGAAACCTCCATGACCCGACCGCGATACTCGTCGAAGTCCTGCGCAAAGGTTCTGCTCCATTCGTTGGTCATGTTGCCTATTTTTACAGTCGGGCGCAATACGTAGTATTCTGTTCCGTTTTCGCCGTTATGCGCAAAATACGTTACAAATGTATCTTTCCCTAAGATTTCAAGTGTTTTACGCTCTTCGTATTCTTGTTCCGTAACCGGAAAGAATTGTCCACATATCACGGATTTTGCCATATCTTCGTCAACCTTTGAATCGGCGTCTGACAACTCAAACTCCATAATTACCAGATCAAGCGTCGGTTGCTTTTTGACTTTGAGCCAGTTCTTTTCCCGATGACCACACCCTAAATACGGGCCACCGTCGCGGCGCTTCAAAATCAAGCCTTCTTTTTCTTCGTCGAAAAAGCCCAAGAACCCTTCATAGTATTGGGCAATCGCTTGAAAGTGTCTCACATCAACACCATTGCGCGACATACTAAGGAAGACATTCGCCAAATATACCTGGCGTTGACGCAAGTCGCATCCTCTTACGTCACGATATTTATAAAATGCCACATCAAAGACGTCTGCGAAACCGTGGCCCAACTTTTTTCTTCTTTCAACGGCAGTTTGTGAACCATACCCAAGCTCGCCGATCAAGACAGTTCCCGCCAACTCTGGCAGTATAAAGCCTTCCAGGTCGGGATAGGCTTTGCGCTTCATGGTCTTTGAGTAAAACTCATTCTTGTCCTCGCCGATAAACATTGCAGCCCATATTCCATCACACTTTGATTCCGCAAAATATGAGCCCGTTTGCTCTAACTTTTGAAGATCGGTTAAATCAAACTCCCCATCGCCAACAGGCGGAACGTCTACCTTGCCGCCGCAACCCTGAAAGAATTCAATCGTGCGGAACGCCGGCGATTCAAAAAAGGATTTTTCTATTCTGCGCGTTTCCACGTATTCTGTTGACATTTCCCTTTACCCCTCTTTCCTTTGACCACTCATGTCTATAACATACACGGTATATACCAAGTTGTCAAATTATTATTCGTCTTTTTCACAAATAATCTTGAATAAAAAACCGGACAATCTTTTTAATTCTTGCCCGGCTTGCTGTAAACTGTTTGGTTTGAGAACGTTGCGCCGTTCTCGCCCGGCTTTCAGTGGCGCATGATAAACCTCGCTTTCTTCGTTATATGTGGCATTCCTGCCAACGCTTTCAGATAATAATATACACGGACTATACCATAATGTCAAATAATCCGCAATAAAAAGCCGGACAAGTCTTTGAAAACTTGCCCGGCTTCCCGTAACTATTGCTATTGCTTGAGTTATCAGAACGGCGGCTCTTTTGCTTTTGCTATCTTTGCCGCTTCAATCTTTGCGGAAATTGTCGGGTTTCTTTTCGTTTCCGCCACAACAGCTTTCACGGTATTTACCGTGCCATCTGCTTTTGCGGTTGCTGTTATCGTTGCCTTGACTGCTTTGCCGGAAACTCCGGCGTTCTCAATCGCGGGTATGATCGTGCCTAAAGCTGTCTGGAAGGACTTGCCCTTGACCAGCATATAGCAAACATACCCGATAGCAACCAACAAAACAAGTGCCGGGATCAGCAACAACCACGGATAATTTTCTATCGTCGCGGCGATCATTATCAGCGCCAGACCCGAACCGGCGCACAATGCGCCAAGCGTCCACGTCAGGAAATACCCGGCAGCCAAACCCGCAATAATCAGCATAGCGCCAATCCAATACAACCCGCCAATCTGCGACATTTTGAAGCCTTTGAAGGACGTTTTACCCACAGCGGCACCCGATAGATTAGACGAAATAGCGCCTGGGCTGAACTTTTCCGCGCCTGGCCCGTTGTATCCGGGAGTTTTGGCGCTGGATCGTTCGGATTCCATAACCTTCTTTCCGTCTGCGTCTATATACGTGGTAACTTTTTCCGTTTCCGTTTCGCCTGGCGTGATCTGCTCACGCATAAAAAACGAACATCCCCAAACCAGCCAAACAACCAACAACAAAACACTCAACTTCCCGATTAGCTTCATAATCCTACTCCTTAAAAACACGCTTTTTAGGCAAAAAGCTTGGCAAAAACTTTAACCGCTCGCCGGCCCTTCGTAAGAATCTTTTCCAAATTGTGTTGGCGGGGCATCGAATCCTATCATTTCCGTTCTGACAAGCAGCTGGAGGATTCTGGCACCTATGACTTCTACTTGGAAGGGGATTGTTTCCATGCTGTCGCTGGCATTTCGTTTGTAAAGACGCAAAAGCTTCTCAAAATCAGTCGATAAAATACCGCATAAATCGGGGAAATCTGGTATCCCCTTTTCATCTGTTATGTCAATAGCTTTGTCAACAATCCTACTCGCGCCGCTTTGAATGCGGCAACTTGCTTCCCAACTTTTTTCTACAAACTCTGCTTGATCTTTTCCTATGCACATTCTTACCCCTTTTCAATTAAAGTTCTTTCCCGCGCTTTCTTTCAAGAAAGCCCGTGCCGTTCATGGCGAGCCTCATTTGTCGTGACCATAGACTTTCACCCAAATCATAAAACCAAACCAAAGTATAGCCGTATGAGAATATTCACCTCTTAATAGTGATCCTATTATCCCCACCACAGCGATAAAGTATCCTAAAGCTTTCATACCCCTAACGCCCCCGAAATGCGTTCTACGGTCATTTTTGGCGAATGCCGGCGTATTACGGTGCCTCTGATTTGGCTTCGGTCGATTGCCAGGCATCCTTTCCAATTCGCTGCCAGGTCGTCAGCGGCTTTGTCGCTCCACACAAGCCCCTCGTTGATTCCGCGTTCGCGGACAGGCACGGTTATACCCGTAAGTCCGTGTATGAGCACCGGACACGACTTCTCGTCCGATATTATCGGGCATCCCATAAGCCCGATTTCCATTGCGGCCAGTGGATAATTGTCTTCCCTTGACACGTAGAAACACGCCCGCGACCGGCGCGCGGCCTCGAGAAGCGCTTCGCGCGTATACCCGCCATACGTTATTTTGATATGTTTTGGGAATATCTCGCACAATCTATCTGCGATTGCTTTCTCCTGCTTGCCGCCTTTAACGTAAATCATTGCATCGCAGTCGATCTCTGCGTAATGCTTAAGCATTTTCCACGGCCCCGGCATCGGAATATCAAGGATATAATGGTTTGTCTGCTGTTTGAAGTGCTTGCGGCCAAGCTCCGCATACCATCGGGACAGCCAGAATATTGCTTTGTATCCTTCATAATCGCATATCTCGCGTTCATGCGCGCCGGCACCCGGCGATTGTGAGTTGGCGAATACGACGTTTGGCCCTAATGCGATTGATCGACCTGCCCGGATCGCGTCTACAAGCACCTGCAAATGCGAATAAAGCGGAATCCAGACAACTTTACTATCCGGATTAGGCGAACCCGTTATAGAGTATCGCGGGTCTTTGGCCAGCGCGTCCTTAAACGCACCCATAAGCACCGTTGGCCCGCTTGTGGAGTCAAGGTCGCCTTGTGCAACGATGTTGACAGGTGCCGCCTGTCTCGCCTCACCACGGCGCAACACGGCAAGCCCGTTGTTGTTGTCGAAATACTCGGCATCCCAGGGCTCATTCTCGAGAAATTCCTGAATTGCGGTCTTTACTCCTGGGAAGGACACCGTATCATGCAAGATTATAACCCCTGTATCGCTGACGAGTTGTCCAAATTTTTTTAGTTCGTTAAGCGTATGCTCCCTTTCATGCGATGAGTCGATCACTAAGACATCAACTTCTTCGGTGAATTCAGGCGTCCACGTCATATCATGAGCCGTAACGTATAGCCAGTTGTCCGCTGCGAACTTTGCGCGTGTCCCGGCATACTCTAAATTATCTACGGAAGTCAGCTTTCCGCCTGTCACGGTCAACCCGGCAAGTATAGCACAAGTAATCCGCCCATGCCCCACGCCAAGCTCTAACGCCTTCTGCGCATTGGTTTCAACCACAAGATCGCGTATCGTCAAAAGGTGTTCGTTGTTGTCCGAAGGCGTCTTTGCCGTTCGTGCCAGTTCTGCAAGTAAATCCATTAGTCGTCCTCCCCTTCTGTTATCATTTTTCCATTTTCATCTATATAATATCTGGTCCATCCACTTGAATTTCGATTCTGCTTCCAACTTTTGCGCCAATATTTAACCACAACAACCACCACAAACAACAACACAGCCGCAACAAATATCGCTAATACATGCATCTTTCACCCCTTCTCAATTAATTCCGTCTTAGAAAAAACCACCAATCGTCTTTCGTCCATGCTGTTAATCGGACACAATCATACCATGATGCGAGGTGGTTTATTATTGCGTCCCTTGCGCTTTGTAGTATCGGTTCACCGAACCCGACGCCGTTTGGCCCCCCTCCAGGCCGGTCATGGAAGCCTATGGTCATCTGGTCTGCGTATGGTTGGCGCATTGTTATCAGTGTCAGCGCTTCCATTCCTTCGCAATTCATTTGCAGGCTTGCCATTTCGCCGGTTTGCTTAAGCACGTCGTCCATCGTTATCAGCTTTACGGTTGCGATAACCGGACGATGAAACCAGAACATCGACGCGCCGCCGTCGTGCCCGTGTAGCTCTGCCGTGCCGCGAAACGGAGCAACTGCGCCTTCAATTATTTCAAACCCGTCCGGGACGTTTGACGTCTGCGGATCGACACCGATAACCCGTTTGCCTATTCTTTTGAGTTCTTGCGAAGAACCCCAATTCAGACACCCGACAACAACAGACGGCCCCGGATGGTCTTTTACACGCGGATGATATCGCCAGTAAGGTTTAGGCCCGGCAAGTTGGTCCATCAATTCAGGCTTTTGGATGACTATCATAGTTTATTCCTCAATTTTCACGCAATACTGACATGCACGTTCGCCCTTGTGTTTCCAGATTATGCAGTCTTCTGATAAGTCTCTTAAGCATACCTTGCAGGGTGTCTCCATTGCTGTGGCATCAACCATCGTCCACACATGCCCTTCGTCAGTCGCCAACCCATCATAACCCGGTATCGGCTTAAGCTTAATCTTGCCCATTCTTTACCCCTTCTCATTAAAATTCTTGCCTGTTCATTGATCATTGTTAATTGTTCACTGTCTATGCGGATTATGCACGGCCAGGCATGTTAGGCCGAAGCGTATATTTTTGTTTGCCAATGACAAAAACGTTTGCGGCGCCGCCAGTGGTGATATCCCGGTTTCGTAAACTGCTGCGGATAGTGTTGGTTGTTCTCTTGTCGGCCATTTGAAAAACTCGCTTATCCACGTCCAGGTCAAGCGCTCTGAATGTGTATGGCCGTGTTTGCGGGCGATGGCTCCGCAGATAAATAGTGGGGTGAACCGATGCATACCCGGTCTTGACATATAGTCCTTTTTTTGTTCCGGAGTCATTGGCTCACCCGTCCAAGTTGGATCGGGGTGCCGGGTTACGACAAAACCCGCCCGATCCGCGAGATCGAATAGCACCCGAATTTCTGCAATAGTTCCTTTAATGTCCAGGTCCGCGTCGAGACACAGTGAAAAGGTAGCATCCGGGAAGATTGCCGGCGTTGCGATTTTACATATACAGCTTTTGAGCCGGTTGTCGGAGAATCCAGCCCACACGGGAGGCACCCGAACACCGTAAACGCCAGTCGGTAATGCTGGACACTCGGCCAAGTTATGATAAATAATGCCAACCATGCGCCCTTCGGCGAATTCAAACCGAAGGCCGATATGGTTGTTAATGGTTTTAATCACGCGTTTGATTGCCGTGTCGTCATCGTAGAGACATTGCCAGGTGATAATCGGCTTGAACATGGTTGCCAACGTAACATCATCAGGAACGGGAATCTCGTTAATCCAGCTAAAGTTTGTCATTATGTAACCTCATTATCGTGGCTTCTTTTCTGATAACAACTCCCGATTAAACCAGGGATTCTTTATGTAAGCGGCAATAGCTTCTTGCAGTTCCGGATACAACTTCAAGGAAAGCCCTGACAACCAATCAATATAAGAACAAGGGACAGAATCAAGCTCTTTCCCTTTGTGCTTACCCCACGGCACCCGAACTTTGCCTGCTTCTTTGCCGTTCATGGTTCCTCCGACGCGCCGGCATTGATTATTTGAACTGACTTTTGATTCTTGGCGTGTTCTACCAACTGCTCCAGCCTGAGCGCGCTTTGCTTACTCAAAGCAATAACGGCCAGTTCCAGCGTTTTCTCCCACGAAAAGCCCGATTGTGCGCTCCCCATTAAGACGGAATAAAGAACAGGATTTGAGTGGGCCTTTCCCCAAATGGCTTCCTGTTGCCCGATTGGTTCTTGTTTTATGTTTTTATTATCCACGCTTTACCCCTTCCCGCTTTCTGTTATCTCCGGAATACCGATTACCGTATCAGGATCAAACAATATATCGTGTTCCCGGCGTCCGCAATTACCGATTCCCCTTCTCTCGTTTGCCATTGGCAAATCTATATTCCGTCTACAACAATCACCCGTGCGTCGGTCTTTTTCGCAGAGATGCGCCCATTCCGGATATGGCGGTAATACTCCGTTTGTCGCATGACAGAGCCTTGCGTAATACTGACGGTATTTGAGTTTAAAATCTGCCGCGATCAGTTCCTTGTCCTCGCCCCACTTGCGCCCGTTTAGAGCGAAATCTATTTTGAACAGGTCCGGGAACGGCTGCCGCGTTGTGCCGTCGTGGTTGATGTATGTTACCAGGTCCGGGTTCCATTGCGGGTAATAGTGGCTGTCAATAGCGCCCAGGTGTTGCGCTTGTATTTGCGGCTGTCTCAAGACGTATGCGCCGTATTGCTTCAGGAACAGCACCATGTCGGGCCGTGTGCCTGGCAGCAAGTGCGTATCGTGTTCGATAGCACCTCGGGTTGTCATCCAGAACGGTTCTGAGCCACTATCAGCAATACCAAATTCAAGCTTGTTATTACTTCTGCAAGTGAAATTTTTTGTTACTTTTGTTGTATGACACCAGTCATGCTGATGGGAGCAAAGCCACCTGATCGGCTCACCTGCATTATTTGCTATCTGCCCATAACAATGGATAAGGGAAGGCACCGCTCCCGGCTGAAGAAGCATATCGCTTTCGACCTGTACAAGAATCTCCGCGTCTGTTTCTTGCAAAAAGTGCGTAAACATTGCCCTGCGCAGAAATCCGATATGTCCTTTAGGGACGGTGATTGCTTCATCAACCAGCCCTTCGGCGAGGTAATCGGCTATAATTTGTTTAGTGTATGGATCGTCGGAAGCGTCGTCCATCACAACAACGCGCGCATCACCCTTGTTGAAATAACACACCGACCCCAAACACAACGCCAGCATTTCCGGCCGGTTCCAACTCAAGACATAAATAATTGTTTTCATCGGTTTCATCGTTTCCCCTCTATCTAAAATCCTAATTCATTTTCGGTTTCACTGGCCTACTGGCCGGAAACTTCGGCTTTTTCTTTGTATAGACAATCGACATTTGCACCCACCCCCCGCCATCCAGAGCGCCATCGGATACGTTTTCAATCGGGATAACGGCTTTTAGGCTTATCTCGTCACACGGCTTATTCGATAACGCCATCACCTGCCATTGATCCGTCATAATTTTGGTAAGTCCGACTTGCTCGCTTACTTCGGTAACAATATCCACGGCGCCTTTCATGCCAAGCGCAACGGGAACAAACGATCCGAGATTCGCAATGCTAACAGAGAAGTTATTCCAAAAGGTCGGCGGCGCTTTAATAGGAATCTCGGTTAAGTCCCTTCGGTTACCGGCGCGCCTCATAAAGAAACAAACGCCAACCCCTGTATTTACGGGCATGGTGGTGAACATAGTAGCCGACGTTTTCCCCGGCACCGTAACACAACCCGGCAACACACAACATAACAACCCGATAAGTAGAATGCTTTTCATCTTTTCACCCTCAATAAATGTCGTTGCCTTTACTCGCAACCAACAACTCGCAACTCGCAACTCATATGTCTATATCAAACAACTCCTTGCACACATCCGTATCGCTTCGCACCTTCATTGCGTGGAATCTTGCGGCTTCTCGGTCTAATCCTTCGTCGTTATTCAGGACGTCTTCATGGTGTTTGCCCCACTGCCAATCTTTATATTTGCGCGCCCGTGGGAGCCAGTAAGACTCGAACCGGGACGGCTCAAAGCATACTTTCATAACCCGAACGGAATTCATAAACTTCTCGAACCCGTCAACCTTAAACGGATGCGGCCCGCGCGATCTGAACCAGTGCGAAACCGTCATATCACCGTAGAAATAAATTGGTATCCCTAAAAAAGCCGCTTTCAATGCCATGCCTTCTTCGGAATATCCCCATATTTTGCAGCAATCGACAAACCCGCCCAGGCGTTGCCATATATCGCGCGGGAAGAAGTAGCTTGCGCCGAGCATACCGTTGATTTTTTTGATTCCCGTTGCCGGCCTGAAGGTTGCAAAGCCCATTCCGAGCGTTGCGTAATCGTTTTGGCCCGGATGTTTGGTGAAGTTGGCCCCGCAGTGCGGCGCGCTATCGTTGGACTTGCGGCCTGTAAGCTCGAGGTGCGCGCATTTACCGACCATGATCGCGTTATAATCCTTGGCGGCTTGTGCTATGTCCTGAAGCCCGCCAGGTATCATAACACCCTCTTGTGTCTGTATCTTGCAGTGAGCGTCAAGAATGCCGATAACGTCGCCAGAAGCGGCCGCCCCTCCGATGTTCCGGGATGGGTCAACCCCGAGGGGTTTGGGGTTGCGGATCATGCGGAAGGGACAGCCGCCCGGCTGAACAGTTGGTAGTTTTGCGTTTGCGTTGCTTGCGTCGTCAACAAGGATGATCTCCGGTGGTTCAAACCCTTTTGAGGTATCATCAATGCTTTTAACGGTTTCGGTAAGCAGATAATTTCCGTCGTGGTCCTTTTGGCATTCGTTCCGTGCCGGCATAACGATAGACAGTGCCGGTCTTGGCTTCTTGCCCGCCCACCAAAGCTCTGTTTCAGATAATCTGTGCGCGTGGAAATATTCAATTTCCGGATTAACTGGCGAAAAGTTCTCGCATTCGGCGGTTATAATCTTTTTGCTTTCGGGCCTATGCCAGTGATTCTTGAGCCCGAAAAGCTTTATTGACTCGCCCCACGCCGGCTCAATGCCTATTTGCTCCAGCCGTGCGTCTTGCGGTCGTGGCCAGGTCTTGTCCATGAAGTCGGGCTTGACGCAATACACTTGCGTATTGACCCGATCCGGGAAATGATGTTCTGTGGCCATCAGATCGACCATTTCACGCGTTGCAATATCGACGGACTTTGTTGCCCAGGCTTGCCCTGGATGGAACGTATCGCCGGCGATTTTAACGATCCAATCAACGCCCATTTCTTTTGCAACCCTAAGCGCAGCCATACCGATTGCGGATTCTCCCTGCTGTTTTCCAAGTTCGCCAAGACCCACAACCGGTATGCCCACGTCAGATAGGAGATTTGCATTCCCGGTAACAAAAAGGACTGGATACACACTGCCCGCGCGTTTCACCGACTCCAGGCATGCTTTAAGAATCAAACGTTTTTCCGTCGTTCCATCCGAATAAAAGCCAATCGCTAATAATACCTTCAAACTATTTCCCCCTCCGACTTTCTTTAGAAAAAGAAAGCCTCACCAAAGAAACCAATCTTTTAAAGTTTAATATAATTTCGCTTTCCTCGCCAATACTTCCATCAGTTTTACTTTTTGGTCATCTGTCAACTTCTCAAAACCACGAGTAACAACTCTATGCTTTCGCCTAATCTCTTCTACTCTCTTACGCTTATCAACAGCATTCACAAGGTGATTCCCCCTCTTCTTTGCCTAACAGCTTTTCAGCCGATAGTATCGAATACGCCCGCATTGCCTGTTGCCAAAAATGCGGCATGAGTTCACATGCAAAGGTATTCGGCATAAAATGCTTCTCGTCTTGAATCATTGTTTCCCATGTGCAAAATGAATGACAGCCGAGAACAGCCGGACACATCGAGCACTCTTCGCGGAATTGATACCGCAAGTCAAAATTACGAATACGGTTTACCAATTCCAGCGACGTATACCCTTCTTGTATGGTTCCGAGGCGATATTCTGTATTACTTCGCGGGTTGCAGAATCGGTGACAGGGCCATAAATTGCCGCTTGTGTCAACCGCGATCCTGTTTACGCCCGCACTGCAAAGAGACCGCCGGCGCACACCTGCCTTAAGCCTTTGGACCATGTTGCGTATATGGTAAAGCCCGTAGGCCTTGCCCTCTCGCGCGCGCTTAATATACCAGTCTGTCGCTATTGTAATCTGTTCGCGGTATATCTGGAACTGTTCTTTTGTCCATTTCACACCGCCTGCGGGTATTGAATTAACCGTATGAAACCCGATTTCGTCACACAGAAACCGGATTGAATCCGCGAGAAGATGCACCGTTGCCGGCGTTACCGTCATTCTGCATGATGATGGACGTTTGGCGAGCATCATTTTTACGTTATCGAATACGCTTTCGTCGGTGCCGCGGGCTATTCGTTGCGCTTCCGGGTTCCCGTCGATTGATGGCGATATCTTTACTTTATGCTCAAACAACCAGTCCAGCTTTTCGGCGGTTAGAAGCGTCATATTTGTAACAATGGTGAACCCGAAATCATTCTCCGGATATTTGCCAGAGGTCCATTCAACCGTTTCTTTTAACGATTCCCATTCGAGAAGTGGTTCGCCGCCGTAAATGTTTATACGTCTTAGAGTTACGGGCTCTGTAATCATAACCTTTTTGCCGTCTTTTTTTACAATCCGGTTCCGTTTCGCACCCGTGGATTGCTTCATAAACCAATGAATCGTATTCTTCGTGCGGGACATATCCGGCCCGGCGCCCGCACCGTCAGCGGCATAGCAAGCCTTGCATTTCAGGTTGCATTTGTCCGAAAGGTTCATATCGAGCACAAGCGGTTTTGGTATGCGCATATTCCCAACAGGGCAAGAGCCTTCGCGGATGCGTTCGACAATGTTTTTGTTATCTATTTTACAAATTCCGGAAGGTCCGCAGGTTTTGCATTTTGATTCGGGATCGTCAATGCGATTATCGCAGAAAAAGCAAGCTGTGGTATACAACCGCATTTCTGCTTTAGTCGGTAGGTTCTCTCTAATCGCGCCTATTGTATCCGATAAGGCTTTTGCATTATCTTCTGATAAGCTCATTAATAAGTCCATCCTTTTCGCCTTGCGGCAGCCCTGACGCCTCCAGCACGTCACCAAATAAAGCCGCCACTACCCCTTTTTCGTGTCCGCCGTTCTCTTCCGTAATCGAAGTCCATCTAAAGAAAGCATCTTTAAGTAACCTTTTGACTTCCTTCTTTGGTAAGCCTAATGCTATCAGCTTTTGCATAATATTTTTGACATTTGCCGGGTTTGCGGTCTGGTATCGCGGGCATTCGCCTGCGGTAAACCTTGACCTTAATGCCGTAATCAATAGCGTTTTAAGCCCTTCCGAGTCTTCAACGGGCAAAAAATTGAACCCGTCCGCTTTGCATTGATCGCACGTTGCAACACCTACGGACACATTAAACCCGGCAGATACGCTCAAATGGCCACACTTTACCGTTGTTTCTGACATCTTATTTTCATATTGACATTTCATATTTCATCCATCCGAGTAAAGTATACACCATATACCGAGGTTGTCAAATAAAACTTTACGGCGCAACACAAGCATCAATCCCATTCCAATCATATATTACGCCAAACCCGGCTTCTCCGCCACAGTTCCCATCACGCGAAGGAATTAGTTCATCGCAAATAGTTGCCGTTTCATCATACGTGCAAGAGCCAGAATAGGACGCACAAGAAGGAACAGCTGACTGTTTCGCCGTGCAAGGAACTATTATTGTGCCGGATAAAGCACCGGCGCAAAGACAATCCCAACAACAAAGGGCAGAACCTTCGGTTGTGGTGACGCCTTCGGTCGTTGTCACGCCTTCCGTGGTCGTCGGGCCTTCCGTAGTGCTTGCTTCAGTTGTGGATGCTGCCGTGGTTGTCGGGCCGGTCGTGGATGTTAGAATCGTTGTTGTTACTTCTGTCGTTGTCGGGCCGGTTGTTGTGAAGTCATCAAGCAACGTGCATTGAACTTCGTCGCAAAGCATGCAAGTGCCTTCGTCGCACAGTGAGCACTTGCCCTGATCGCAGAACGTGCATTTCCCCTGATCAAGATTAATACACTGCCCTTCGTCGCAAGTGTGACATTCGCCTTCGTCGCATAAGTCGCAATCCCACTCGTCACATACATTACATTGGCGCGTTGTTGTGGCGAATCCTGGCGTAGTGACGATCCCTGCTGTTGTGGTTACACCGCCAGTTGACGTTACACCTTCCGTTGTGGTCGGGCCGGTTGTAGTTGGGCCTTCTGTGGTCGTCTCTGCCGTGGTCGTCGGGCCTTCTGTTGTCGTTGGCCCGGTGGTTGTGGGCTCTGCCGTTGTCGTCGGGCCTTCTGTAGTTGTCGGGCCTGTCGTGGTCGGCCCTGCTGTGGTGGTTGGGCCTTCGGTCGTTGTTGGCCCGGTCGTTGTGGGCTCTGCCGTGGTCGTCGGCCCTTCGGTTGTGGTTGGCCCGGTCGTTGTGGGCTCTGCCGTTGTCGTTGGGCCTTCGGTCGTTGTCGGGCCTGTCGTGGTCGGTCCCGCCGTCGTCGTTGGGCCTTCGGTCGTCGTCGGCCCGGTCGTGGTCGGTCCCTGCGTTGTTGTTACGCCTGGCGTCGTCGTTACGCCCGCCGTCGTTGTCGCAACGCCTTCTGTTGTCGTTGCTACACCTTCCGTCGTGGTCGCAACGCCCGAGGTGGTAGTTACGCCCGCTGTGGTGGTTACGACGGTGCCGGTCGCGTCTAATTGATAAACACCATCGCCCAACGCGGTTAAAGTCAAGCCGGTTCCCATCTTTATAACGCCTGGCGTTTGTTCAACTGCGCTTTCGTCCACCCATACTAATGCCATTATTCTGTCGCCTCAATAACAAATACCCCATCGCCATCGTCTACCAGTTGCAGCCCATCCCCGATAAGAATAACGTCCGGAGTCTGAGTATCGCCGTTTTCATCAATCCATACCTGCGCCATTATGACACCCCCTGCCGACTATCAACTCGCACCATTATCAAACCAACATCTGGCGGAAGCCCAGCCGGTTGGTCAAATAAGTAATTCCCAACGTGCTGCATATGTCCGGCTACCGCTTTTATTGCAAAATATGAATTGGCTTGCAGCCCTATCCGCGAACCAATCGGAATAGAAGCGTAATCGCTGCACAAGACCGGATGAATACCAGTCGTCCAGACGTTACCCGGCGCATCAACGGGGGTTTGTTCCGTCACAATGCCAAACCGTGATACACCCGGATATAATAACTGTGAAGCTTCAACACTGAACCCGTCCGTATAAAAATCATTCAACCAAAGTATAGAATATTGCGCAACTTCGTCACCGCTAAAATTTATAATGGGTGTTACTGGAACGAATCTTGCATATTCAGGCTGCGCCGTAGGAAGATACCATCTCCTATTTTTATTTTTGGTGTCGCTATGAGACTTCGCCACACGATTATAGCCGTCTGGTGACAGTATAACCAGTTTAGCCTTAGCCGCATTATTTGTATTAACTCTGCTCATATTAGCCCCAGCGCAGTATAATTTTTTGGAGTATATATATCTTTTTGTAACCATACATCTGGGTCGGCCGGCTGAAGTATCATCCCATCCAGAGCAAGTCGTTGGGGGGTTGTTACAGGATTTCCATTGGCATCAAGTATTTTTGAAATTTGTTTTGTTCCGGCCAATGATCCAATCGTATAAGTTCTTCCTGTCCAATATAATAAACCTTCATTTAATATTCGTAGTTGCCAACCAAACCCGCCACGCCTAAATTGGATTTGATATGTAATCTTCCAGTAATACCCAAACGTATCAACTATACGCTGTCCGGTGATCGGCAATAATCGCGCTTCCCCTGTATCCCATCCCAAGTAAGGAGCGTCATTTACTGTGTTTTGATAAACTCTGGCCCATACGTCAGGGTATGCAATTTCATTGCGGGTAACGTTATAAACCAAGTCGCCTACGTCTGAGGTCAACCCGACGTATTTTTCGCCAACCGTGTTTACTATTGCATCCCCTTTATAATCCCGGTCGATCTGTTCGGTGTTGGTTATGCCGCCCCATGATCGCTCATAAGGGTCTGTAATAGGATTTCCCGACCCGGCATATTCACAAAAAACATCAAACAACAACGGTCCCAACGGTTGCGAGAATTTCCTAACACAAAATAGAGTTGGGTCTTGGGGGTATACATCTTTTAACGCCGGGACGCCCGCCGCGTTAACTGCATCAAATGGGGTTGCATCGCCAGCGTCGAAAAGCACGGTAAATTGACGTTTCCCGGTGCTAAGTTCTTTACTAAAAACTTGCCCTATTTCCGTTGTGAAGGCTTCACCCGTCCAGCCTTCTTGTGTGTTTACAAGGGTTGCCATTTAATTAAGACTCCGAATAGTGAATTGCGCAGTCATTGCGCTTGCGATCTCTGGCGCCAATTTTTTCAATGCTTCGATTATTCTTTTTGTCTCCGCTTTGCTTGCACCCGTAACAGTAGACACCCAGGCTGGATTTTCTCTACCTGAAGCACTCCCTAAGAACCGGGATACCGTCGCTTGTAGTTCTTGCGGCCCCTTGTCGTCTTTTTTGTTGCTATCTTTTATTTCTTTTCGTCTAAGCTTTTCGATTTTGTCAAGCTTCGCGAGGATATCCGCGTCGTCTGCAAACAGTTTCCGCTTTTCTTTCAGAAATTCTTCAAGCTTTCTAATGTCATTTTCACGCTTACTGTGCGTCCCCGCGAACAATTCATCTTCAAGCCTTTTCCGGAAATCGGCAACTGTTTTCGCTTCTTTTTCTTTCTTGTCTGCAATCTTCTTCGCCGCCGCAAGTTCCCGGTCTTCTCGCTGTTTTAATATTGCCTTCTCTTTTGTGGCAAGGTCATCCCATATCTGATTAAAGGCTTTTGCTTTGGCCTTTTCAAGCTTTATGGTTTCTTTGCCAGCGTCTTTTGCCCGTGTGATCAGGTCATCATAAAATTTGTTAGATGCTGTTAATTGCCTATTAAAAGAATCAGACAACGCCGATTCTATGTCTGCGCCTAATGACGCATCGGCAATCTTCTTAGTTGCCTCTTGTGCTTTGTCCGCTACTTTTTCCCGGCTCTTGATTAAAGTTGCAACGCTCAACTCGTGAGTGTGCAAGACTTCCCGAAGTCTGCCAAGTTCTTGTCTTACAGAGTTTGTTCGCTTTTCAAGGTCTGCTTCTGATTCTGCCCCGAAAAGGTCTTTTATAAGGCTTATCTCAAACCCGAACGAGCCGCCCTTCGCTCTTTCGCGTTCTTTTTTGGTTTCTTTGAGCAAGCGCAATTGCTCTTTTGCGCCCTCAATGTCTGCCTTTAACTGTTCACTTGGTCCCTGGAGTTTCTTATTTTCCTGTTGTATCTTTAGCTGCTTTATTTGTTCTTCCGTTGCGCCCTTCATTTGAGCAGTTAAAATTTCTTGTTCTCTTGCGATATCGTTTATGGTTTTTTCGACTGATTTTAGAGTTGCTTCCCACTTCTTAGCCTCTTCGATTTGCTTTGTTATAGCTTCCGTATTTGCAAGGACACGCATTATGCGCTCAACTTCGCCACCTATTACCGGAACAGCAGCGCCGAACTTCGCCCAGGCATCGTTAATCTTCACCTGTGCTTCAAGTGAAGCGGAAAGGTTTTGTTCTGTCTGCGCTGCCGCTTGCGCTGCCTTGGCGTTTGATAACTCGAACCCTGAAGCAACGGCCTTTGCCGTTGACGCAACCGCTGCACCTATCGCCAAAAATGGCAATACCGCATCTTTGAATCCTTTTGATATACCCTTCTGCATCTTCCGCATTTTCGCGCTTGCTTCGTCCCGCGCTTTGACTACAATGCTTAAGGATTTTTCATTTTGTGCCATGTTACATCTTTTCCATTATTTCGGCTTTTTGTCTCGCGCGCTCTGCGCCTATGAACCTGGAAGCTTCGAGGAAGATTTGCGTCTGGTCGAGCAACGCACCCGGCAACGGCAACATTCCTTTTTCCATAAAGCTTGTCATTTCCAGGCAACTCCAAACATCGTCCGTAACCCAATTCAGCGGGCATTCGGTTATTAAGATCGTTGCAAGCCCCCGGCAATCCGGGCAATCCCATTCGCCTTTCTTCCCGCTTCCGTCACATGCCGTGCATTCAAGCTGTATCGGCGATTCCTTTGTAACTGGTTCTAAACATTTTCCTGGCCGGCAATGTCCGCAGATGGTTCCGAACTCGCATCCGACGCCGACCCTGATTCGTTTTTTGCTTCTACGTCCATCTTCCCACCCTGAAGCGATTTGTAATAAAGACTGACAGCCTCGCCGGTTGTTACCATGTCTTCGAGCCGGTCAATACTGAAGGGTTCCGCAAGTCCGCGCCAGTCTACAAGGTTCACGCGGATTGCATCAAACAGCGCATCATACGCAACATCTGAAAAAGCGTCTTCTTCCTCGCGTATTTGGCGAACCTTCAGCGCTGTTTTGTATTCGCGCGCGGTTCGATAACGGAAGACAAATACCTCCGTAGACTTTGGGTCTTCCGGGTAAATCTTCACTTCAAACCGTTCGTTAGTATCCAGTGCAAGCATTTCTTCCCCTCTTTCTTGTTGTTGTTTTGCCGTTCTTCACTCTTAACTCTTAACTAAAAACTCTTTCTTACGGTGCGAATGTGGTCGCCGACGTTGTGTCAAGCGTAACCGTTAAATCGTCATCATTCAGGCCGAAATCAATCGCGTTGATTGCGAGGCCGTTTCTGTCGCCTTCCTGCGGATTGAGCCACTGACAGCCGCCAGCCGTGAACGTTACGGAATCATCGCCGCTGCCACATGCCGCGCTGAATGCCGCCTCGGTCCCGCCGATCCACTCGCCGAAAATGTCCTTCGTCGCGACAAGCGTTGCCTCCGGGTTGATGGTTCCGACAGGGCGCCTGTTTGCAATGACGGCATACGAGTAGCCGCTATCGGTTGTCGAATCCTCACGGACTATGACATTATTGCCCGTGTCGATGGTGAGCATTTCAATGCGAGGCGTCCAGGTGCCGATCTGGAAAGCGGAATCGACAAAGCGGAGAACTGGAGCGGCCGGATACGTCGGCGCAAGAATCGCAACGTCGGTCGGCTCGGCCCATATACCCGTAAATGTAAACTCTGCGGATACGCGTTTGCCGGAAACCATTGTGAATTTGACATTCCCCATCGCGCCGTAAATGCACTTGAACAGTCCATTTTCATACATGCCGATAGTGATTGTGTGCTGTGTCGCGCCGGCGCAACCAGGCGGGATAACGGACATCGAGAACACGCCACCCGTATCGTCGCCAATGCCGCAAGCCGGCAAAAGCACGGTTGCCCATAGCGGAATAAGGGAATCCGCAATCAGTTCCGTTGTGAACGTGCAAGTTCCGAGTCTGGAATCAGGGACTGCAGGCAGATAACCCATGCCGCCCTGTTGATCCCGGTCTACCATTTCAGCGGTTTGCTGAATGATCGGATCAAAAACATTGATTGTCGCGTTTGCCGCAAGCAACGATTCCTTTGTTCCCGGCACGGCTTCGGCCTTGACTGCAATCGTTCGCACTCTTGAGAGTAGTGGGCATGTCATCGTATCAACTCCTAATAAAAAGCTTTATGTTTGACTGTATGGATCGTCTTCGCGCGTCCTGTATAGAACAACAAGCGTAACCATTACACCTGCGAAACTGCCGTTAATCTCTGCGAACATTTGCGGCTCTTCAATCCGCGCATCAACTGCAAGACAGCCGAAAGTCGGGTCTTCGCGGAGTTTCTTTTCTACCTGTGCGCGTATCTCATTAATAGTTGTGTCAACTGCTGATTCGTCTGTGTCGCTCAAAACAACATAGCAATCCGTAAGGAAAGGCTGCTCCCATTGGATAAACCCTTGCGGCGCAGATTCATCTTTGATCGGGTCATCCTGGTAAAGATATAAGCTTTTGTCCTTCAGCTTCGATGGCGCGCCAAGTCGCGTTGGCCGGTCTACGGTCAAAGCAACGCCGCTTGTGATAAGCTCGTCCAGCTTTGCCTTAACTGCCTGCGCTATTTGTTCAAGAATTGATACGGCCACACTACTGCTCCTTCATTGCATGGGTCAATATTATTGCAACGTTTTTTTCAATCGTCCGCAATTTGTCGCGGATATAATTACGGTCTACTTGTGATTTGCCGATAGCAATTTCAACAGCCCGCAGACGTTTATTCATTCCAAAACCAACAGCCCCCGAGATACCGACAAAGAGAGTGAACAATGAAACGACTATACGCGTTGTCATTGTGCATCGTGCGCGTCTTGAATCGCATTCGTTAGAACTAATCGCTGTCATGGGTTTTCTACCTTTCACTGGGTTTCCTCTTATGCTTTAACGTTTTTCAAGGAATGCCGCTTTCGCCGCCTTCCGTTCGTAATGCAATTCAACGCGCTGCTTAAGTCGTTTGGCCAAAAATTCATCGCCCTGACGTATGAGCGATTCCAGTTGTCCGCTTTCAAGAACAACCTGCGTAATGCTTTCCGTTTTCAATTCGCGAAGCGGGAGTCTTTCGCTTGTTTTTCTCACAAATGCTCCCCTATGACCCGTGGGCATTGTCGCAATAAACGCGTGTCTATGAAGTTTCTTCTTCTTGCCGCGTCCAATTATTACGCCAACCTCATTCTGCTTCATGTGCTTATTATGGCTGATCGGCCAACCGAACCGCCCGCCAGTTATTCTCCCGGTCAATCTGGTTCGCCTGGCTTTTTTGATCCACATGCGGCGCCTGATTTGTTTTTGCTTTAAGCCGATCTTTTTTGCCGCCAGCTTCGTAATCAAGCTTCTAAGCTTTTTTAACGTATCGTTTAACGCCGCGCCCGTGATAACGTCCAAGTCTCTCGGGTCAAGTAATTTCTCCAGTTCTGCAAGTTCGCCTTTATCAATTTCAATTTCTAAGAATTGTGCTTGTGACATTATCTGCACTCCAATAACATCATACCTTCATCCTGCCATAGTATCCGGTTTATTTGCACTAATACAGGTCCGGCGCCTATGCGCTTTTCAAGTAATAGCTGATCGCCGCCCGTGTCTACTTCGGCAGACGACACGCCCGGATATTCTCCGCTGTCTGAGTTGGAAACCCACACTTGGATAATATCAGTCATCTCGCGACCATTCTCGGCTTGTATGAAAGCCGGGTTACGGTCGATGACTGCTTTGATATCTCTTGCCATTACAATTTAACTTCCGTCAGTTTGTCTTTGATGACGTCTGCAATTACAACCTTGTCAAGTTCCGATTGCGGCGGAGTGTCTCTGTGCTCGTTGATCACTATCGAAAGACTGCTTATTTTAGCAGTCAGTGAGTTTTTGTGCGCCGTCCATTCTACCGCAGACAAGGTTCCAGCGCGATACATTGCGGCCTTAGTGTTGTTTTCTCTCCGTTGCTTTTCGCGCAACAGCATCAAACAATTCACGCGCTTGCTCCATGTGTCATACTTTGCCGGTATAATTACCTTGTCCGCAAAAACACAAGCATCCAGGTCAATCGCCGCTAATTCTGCTTCCGGCGGAGTGAATTTCCTACCGCCAAGAGACGCAAGCACCGACATTGCATTCTCTGACTCGCCTTCGCCAAGCTTTTTTAAAACAAGGAAATCGTATGCTTCCTTCTGCCCCCACTCCGTCACATCCGCAGGATATCTGATTTCTTTTGCCATTAACTCAGTCATGATATTACCTTTTATTCCTTTTTGTCTGCGCGGTCTATCAGGCCTCATTGATATTGTAATTTCTTGCCCATCCAGATACTGCCTGTGTGCCAGTAGCGTCTCGACTATAACAACATTGTAAATAACGCCTTGCCGTTGTTGCTCCGGTATAACTGAGCGTGTCAACTATTGTCGTGCGCTCACTATCTGAGTATATTATGCACTGAACGGCTGTTCCTACGCGCGTTATCGTTAAATAATATGTCGTGTCTTCAACTGGCGAGGTGTAAGTGTCAGAGTTGCCGCCGATATCCCCTATGACTATCTGAGGGGTTGCGCCGCCACCTGGGTAAAAATAACAACGTGCGCCGTTCGCCATGTCTTGATAACTGCCGCGTGTATCAGAAATTGACCATAAACCATATACGGGATTTAATGTCGGAGCGCCATCGGTAACTTGGAACTCAAATTCATGCGTAATGTCATCAAAATGGCTCGCGCCGTAGTCTTTATATACGTAAGCGTCCGTCCCTCTTGTAAGGTCCGTAACTGTGACGGTAGATGATGTCACCGAAATCATGGTATTTGGATCAACTTCGGTAAATGTCGTTAAATCTTCAAACGTTGTTCCCGCAGTTGTCGTTGCCGCTGCCGTGGTTGTTGCCGCAACGGTTGTCGTTACTTCTGTCGTGGTTGGTTCTGCTGTCGTTGTTGGCTCAAGCGTTGTCGTGGGTTCAAGCGTTGTCGTGGGTTCAAGCGTTGTCGTGGGTTCAAGCGTTGTCGTCGGTTCAAGCGTTGTCGTGGGTTCAAGCGTTGTCGTGGGTTCAAGCGTTGTCGTCGGTTCAAGCGTCGTCGTGGGCTCAAGCGTTGTCGTGGGCTCAAGCGTTGTCGTGGGTTCTTGTGTAGTCGTCAGGGCTGCCGTGGTTGTTGCCGCAACGGTTGTCGTTACTTCTGTCGTGGTTGGTTCTGCTGTCGTTGTTGGCTCAAGCGTTGTCGTGGGTTCAAGCGTTGTCGTGGGTTCA